TTGCTGCGGAGCTTGAGGATTTTTTGCTTGAATTTCTAAGTAAGCGTTAACCAAATCTTGGCTGCTCATTTCAGAGAATCTTTCTATTGTTTCCTCTGATAGGGTGCCATCGTTAGAATAATATTCTTCTGATGCTTCGTTGATTAAACTGACCGCAGGAGCATCATCAAATACCTCTTCATCGCTTTCTTCTTCCTCTTCATATCCTTCGTCTGTTGACTCGTAGTCGACTTCTTCTTCTTCTGTTTGTCCAAGTTTCTTTTGTAGTGATAAGTATGCTGATTCTAATTCTTCAGCGTTTTTATATTTACCAGCTAGTAATTGTTCTTGGGCTTCTACTAACTGTTCTCCTACTTCCAGAGAGTTCTGTTCCTCTTCGGTTAGAACGTCTGCATCAGGAGTATTATCATACGATAAAGTTTCTGCCATTATTCAGTTGGTTGTGGTGGTTGTTGTTCTTGAGGCATCATGCCTTGTAAGTTTTCTGTATCAGCTAACTTTGAATTAGCAAACTGACCAGCTTGTTGTAATAGAGTAGCTTGCTGTTGCTTCTGCTCCATCTCTTCTTTTTCGCCTGCCATTTGTTCTGGTGTCTTAACAAGATTTAATACGTCAATACCTTGTGCAGCAGCTAGACGTTTGATAGCTTCTAAAGGATTTATAAATTGTCCTAATGCCTGTGGTCCTATTGTCTGAGCAATAGTTCCCATAAACATAGTTAAAGCTTCTCTATCTTGACCACGACCTAAAGCATTTACACCGGCTACAATAGCTGGTCTAATAATTTCTTTAGGTATCTTAGGTAATTCATTAGTTCTTTGTAAAACTAAAAGAGTTCTATCTAAGTAAGGTATTAAGAAAGATGTAGTTAACAAACTAAAGATGCCACCGAGCTGTTGCTCTAGTTCTAACTGTGTTAGTCTGACTTCTTCTGCTGTAACTCTTTCTGCATTTCTAACATTCATCACTAAGAATGCTTCAAGCAATCTTCTTTCTATTGTTTGAGACATGTTAGCAGCAGTAGAGAAGTCGGCTGTCTTACCAACCTGTACAACTTGTACGTCTTCTGCTCTACCCTGTACGATGGCTCCATTTCCAGCCTTTGCAATAGTTGCTGGCTTCGTAGTTGAAGATGGACTGACCAGAAAGATTACCTTACTGGCAGCAGCAGCTCCTTCGACAAGAGCTTGTGATAAACCTTCTAGAGATTTGAGATCACCAAGGAACTCTTCTACTCTACCACGTCCGTACTGTTCTCCGTCAACAGAATTAAAAGTCAGGACGAGCCAAGGACTTGCATTCTTAGGAGCTGTACTACGTGAGCCCGGTATTATCATACCTTCTACTTCTTGATACCATACCCATCTGCCGTTTTCTAGTTTCACGCACGTGTAAACTTCGACATCATCAGTATTAGTACCATATGTTTTATCAACGACTGTGTTGGGTTCTTTCTTTGGAAGATCGTAACCGAGTACGTCGCGATTTATCAATTCCTTTGTAACTATTTCTAGGACGTTACCATTTCCATCTCTGTTAACGACATACCTATTTAGAGGATAGTTTTTGATTCCATCTTTACCCATAAATAGTAACGCATTACCACCAACAATTAAATGTTTTAGTGCTTGATGTATTACTACTCTATCATTTGATGCAGCGATATAGTCCATGACCATTCGTTCCATCTTAGATAAAGATAGTTCCATTTCTGACATTGCCTCTGGAGGTAGATCCTCACCTATCTTATCTTCTCGTACTCCAAACTTAAAGAAGGTACCTTGTGGAGGTAGGATAGCAAGCATAAGTTTTGCTGCTAAACCTACCACACACTTGGAACCGACTGACTGCCAAGGAATATTGAGAGTCTCGTGTGTAGGTTTTGAAGATGTATCGTCTTGAATTAAATAAGGTAACGTGAGCTCGCTACAATCAACTGCTTTATCTAGGAATTGTCTTCGATCTGTTACCAGTTCATTGTATCTTTCACGTGCGGTCATTAGTTAAGTCCTCCGCCTGCACCTGTTGCGTCGCTACCTGTATTTACTTTAGGATTTAATTTAATCCTCAATGAACCTGTACCTTTTGAGTACTGGTTTTTATTTTTATTACCACGGTCATCCTTTGCTCTCTTAACCTGTGGATTAACATCCTTCATTATTGGGTCAGGTGGTGGAGCAGTAGGTGTTGGAGGTAATGGTGGTGGTGGAGCTGGGGGTAATGGTGGTGGTGTAGGCGTTCCGCCTCCTCCAAATATACACATTAGATTTCGTCCTCTTCTATTGATTTAATAAAGTCAATTACGCTGGCTTGTCCAGCCCTATACATAATTGATTCGATTGGTTCTTTTGGGTGAATTGGTTTCCACCCGAAGTTCTGTTCTAACTTCTTTAATAACTCATCAAGCCTATCGTTGTGAAGCTTAAGAGTATTGAGGGAGATTGACATTCGAGTGTTCAAAAAATGCAGGCATTCTAGCTGCCTTGGTCTGAGAAAATTCTGGTGCTTTGCCTTCGTACATTAATCTGTCGCTGGCATCCAACCAAAATTTTTTGTCTAAATATCTATCGGTATTCTGTTTCAAAGGTTCCATAACCCAGTTGATTGTTGCCTTCCTTAGAAGGTCAAGAGATCTACTAGGTTTGAGACCTAGCTCAGCACATACCAAACTGTTAGTTGCTACATGCACTTGCTCGTCTCTAGAAATATCTGCTGATACTGTTCTTAATCCTGCATCTCCACAAAATCTAAAGAACGGTAGTAATACAAAAAAGATTGCTCTCTCTGCTACTAACGCCTTACAAATTGTGTGGTCTGGATGTTGTTCCCACGCTGCACGTAAGCGCAATGCTTCGGCTTCGGCTTTATCATCTACGCCTAGTGCGTTGGTGATGTATCCAAGAGCGAGGTCATGTTTGATCTCGTCTTTTACGTTCGACTCTAGAAGTGCTCTAGCAGTGTCGGGAACTTCTTTATCAAGTGCGTCTGTAATGAACTCGCCAACTGGTAACTCCATATGGCGTATTGCAAGAGCACGGTAGATGGTTTCTTCTGCACCTTCTTTTAGTTTTCCTTTAGATGTTTGTACGGGTGTCCACGATCTTTTCCGGGACAGTAGTTTTATATAGGGATTCATTGCTGACAATCACAAGCTATTTCGTCTGGTTTATTACTCATAATGTCTGCTAAGTATTCATCTACAGCAGCATCGTCTAGTGCTGCGTAAGCATCTGTCTTATCCTGTGTATCTGACATAACTTGCAGGGCATAATATAAAGAAGTCTGTGGTGAGTTAAGCCACTCTTCTATAAATGCCTCATCGTAAGTCACCATGTCACTCCAAGAGTTGAAGCTATAGCCATGAAGCAATCCTGTTCTATCGAGCATAATCATTATCTGATCTGCTACTAATTTATAACTCTCCCATCCTACCTCGGATGCGATCTCGACGTCGCCATATTTTACCTGTTCAACACCAAACTCACCTGAATCCCTGTCGACAACTCGACTAATTGGTGGTGCAATTTCTGGTGTAGCAGTAAAGCCTTTTAAATCTCTACTCCTGTAAGAACAACTGGCGGTAGGAGCTATCGCGAATGCTCGTTCCATGTTGTTCTCACGTGCTATGTTAGCTGCCTCTTGTATGCCGAGGAAGAGCTCACGTGCAGCTAATCCCGCGTAACCTTCGTAAGGCTCAGCGTTATTCGTCGCTGTGAGAGCCTTACCAAACTCGGCATATGTAATATTGTTGTTGGCTAGGAAGTTAGCTAAACCAAGCATTCCTAATCCTACTTGTCTGTCGACCTCTGGTGCTAGATACTCTCCAGTTGCGCCAACACCTGTCTTGCCATGGAGATCGCACAACTGCGACATGCCCTCACGGAAAGCTGGGCGTAGGTCGCCGATACGACAGGCTGACAAATTAATATGTTGGAGGAGGCACGTTCCACGTGAGGGCAAATAAACCTCAAGACAGACGTTGCTTCTGATTCTTTTTCCATTTTTATCATGTTTTATTTTGTTGAGCCAAATGTCTCCTCTTGCAATGCCTCCAAGTATTGCTTCCTTTGTTGTAGTTTCTGAATCAAACCACCATTCTGGGGTGAGGTCAACACATCGTTTAACCCATGGGAGCTCGGCTCGGGAGACTTACACGAACTCAAGAATATCGGGGTGATTAATATCAAGATGGAGGACGCAAGCACCGTTGCGGTACGTCCCTCCGCGCCTAAGAATTTCATTTAATGTTGAGTAGATTTTTCCGAATGAGACAGGTCCTGATGCAACGAGGCTATCAGGTCCCTTATTTGTTGTAGTTCCTTTTGGTCTAAGGTCCGACAAGTGGACCGCAACTCCTGCTCCATACCTAAGAGCATGCGATACAAATCGCCAGCTCGCTTCGATTCCATCTGTGCCTTCCATGCTATCCTGCACGTTGAAGATTGTGCAGCTTACGGGTAGACGGTTTGTTGGATTATCAATCCATTGCTGAACTCGACCAGTTCTAGCTATCTTGTTTGGTAATTGTGTAGTCACTTGGTGGTGTCCAAAGTATAGGTTCTTTATTTGTGTGATCGTAATCACTTGTTTGTAGTATTCTTGCGAGCCTTGCATTTACAAGGGCATCTTCTTCAGTCATCTCTTTCTCTACAAAAGTTTCAACGACTGCCTGCCATGTGTATCCTTTTTCTTCAAAGATTTTCTCTGCTTTCTTCACACCAATACCGGGAACGCCTGCGTAACCGTCAGTGTTATCCC